TGCGGGTCGGGCATCTGTCAACATGCCTATCGTCTCGCCCGGCGGGGTCGGGCAGGGACAAGCCGTCTGCTTTAGCTGACGGTGGTTGACAAAGCCTCCTAATAACTCAAAACTTCAGCGCCATCAAGCACGCTGGTATCGAGAATGAACGCCTGAACCCCGATAGCGGAGAGAGTCCATTGCGTCTCCATGAACCCCGGCTCTATCTGGTGCCGGATCTTCTCGATGTAGAAATCGCCGTCAACCGCCGTCTGATCCTCAGCCACGGTTATCCGGTCTGAGATTCCCCATGTGAGCATTGCAATCAGATTCGCGTCATCGTCCGGCCGGAGAGTGAGGGTAATTTCCGAAACAGGGGCTTTATGACGAGCCAGAATATACCGGCTCCGGTTTTCCGCATCTCCGATATCGTTCAGGAGATCACTGTCAAAAGAATCTTCTCTCGGGCCGTAAGAGGTTTTCGACGTGGCATCTTCGGCGGTATATTCTCCATCATCGCCAAACGTCAGTAGCTCTCCCCGGAGTTTCAGAAGGGTCACATAGAGTCCAACCGCTCCGGTGTTCTCGACAGCCAGACTCGCAGACTCCGCATACTCAGTCACTACGATTGAGATATTGGCCGTGAGATTTGTTCCGCCACCACCCGAATCACTATTGCCCGTGTAGTCCGTGGTCGCTGCTGGGGTTGTGATAGTTGAGGCTGGCCCAGCGAATACCGCCTTCCGTGTGACCGTTTCCCCAGCGGGCACGTAGAACACTTGCCAGTCACGCCACAGTTCAGACGGAGCCGCCACGCTCTTTTCACTGCACGTGGTCGTGACTCTGTTGATTATGTCCCGTTCCCCGTAGGCGTAGGTCATCCGGTAATGATCGTTGTCACAGGTGTAGACGCTCGTGTGCGCCGAGCGGTGACTCCGGCTCTCAAATATCAGGGTTCCAGACTCATCGGCGTAGCACAAACCATTGGAGGCCTTGCAGATGTTTTGCACTGCCTCAAGTGCATTCTGCCCGGTGAACCATGCGTAATCGTAGGTGTCCTCTCCTGTATCCAACGACGTTGCAATAGTTTCACCTGTGGCCTGGACCGCTGCCCGGATCGTGTCTATCAGTTCGGCTTCCGTCTGTGTGGTGAGTAAATCCGTGGTGATCTTGGATTGCTGAAAGCGGTGCAGAACATCGACTGCGTAGATATAGCAATCTTTTTTCATCCGGTCGGTGTTAGGCACAAATTTCAGCACATAACCCCAGAATAATGGGTACGTGGTGACTCCAAAGGTCGCAGTGATATAGATTGGCCGCATGGGTTTGAGGTTGCCGTAATAATCCCCGCTGGCATATTCCGGGCTGAATCTTTTATCCGTGTTGATAACCCGGATTTCAGCCGTACCGACCTGCACATCTCCCAGGTTGGTATCACGCCCGCGCTCGATGGCAACAGACTTCACATAGGCCGAAATATCCTCACCTGCATCTGCAAAGTCGTAGTCTAGATTCCAGTCAACGTAGACGTTGATCGTGGGCCACGGCATTACGCAGCCCTCCCGTAGTATCGCAGCCGATTATCTTCACGGATTGAGTCAAGGACTATCCGGGCCAACTGGCGCACACTGGATTCATCCCCAGACCACGCCATTGTGTTGACGTTCACGGTGATCCCCGTGCCGCCGCGACCCAGAGGGACAACAGCTTCAGGGCCGGACTCTCCAATAAGCGCCATTGTTGGCCGGGTGACGATACCGCCAGAGGCCAGCCGGGGAATGTTCACTTCAGGGACATGCGGGAGATCAATCCCGAAGCCCTTGCCACCAATACCGGGAACCCAATCAGGAATTGACACATGGATGGTATTCAAGGCTGAAATGATGAGATTAACAGCCTTGATCACCGCGTTCGCCCAGAACTCATAGTATGAGATCATGGCATTGATCGGGATTTTCATCGCACTGGCTATGGCATGCCATGCGGTTGAGGCCGCCCCTTTTACTGTGTCCCAGTGTTTGACCAGGAGTACCCCAGCCGTCACGAGGCCAGCGATTGCCAGGGCGACTAGAGTAATTGGACCGCCCGCTGCTGTCAAGAACGTGAAAGCGGCACCGAGAGTAGTCAGCCCTGCAATTATCTGAGGGATGAATCCGAGGAATAAGAGAATCGGGCCAGCGATGGCCGCGAATGTCCCCGCCAGGGCCGCGACTATGACAATCACATCCTGAACGGGTCCGGGTAGTTTCTGGAACCCACCGAGAACCTCAGCCGCAATTCTCGCCAGTTGACTCAGTATCGGCAACACAGTAGTGCCGATCTGCTCGGTCAAATCGCCGAAGGTTAACCCAATCTGAGCCATTGCGCCAGCAGTGCTAGACCCGTAGGCCACCGCCTGCCCCCCGTACATCTCCTGCAATTTTGCCAACGCCTCAGTCGCAGTAGCACCCTCTTTGAGAGATATCCCGTAACGGCTCAATATCGTAGTATTCCCCTGGCTCACCCTGCCCAGCGTCTGGGCTGCTGTCGCCGCTGACATATTAGCCCCCCGCGCCATGTCCAATGCCAACGGGAGCAACTCGACTGCCTTTTGGTAGTCACCCGTCAGAGTGACTAATTGCGCGAGTACCTCTCGCTGCTCATCGTCCGCTGTGGCCGTCTTTTTCTGTGTCGTGGCTATGAGCTTTTCCAAGCTCTTTTCCACGTCCTTATATTGCACTCCTACGTTTTTCATGGCTTGGGCTAGCTTCATAATCCCGGCCTGCTCTTCAGCCGCTGCCTTCCCCGCCATCGTGAGTGCACCGAGAACCGCCACACCAAAGCCAGTCATGGCAGTTCCCGCCTGTTTCAACTGCTTGTCAGTGAGCCCGGTCAATTCGTTCCGAAACTCATTGAGCTTATTCGTGGCTTCGTCTTGGAGTTTGAGGATAAAGCTAAGTTCTTGCGCCATTGTTTATCTCAATCGCTTTGCTTTCCGTCTGTATAAACGCCCACGCCTCAGCAATCACGCTGGCCGGGGTATTCTGATACTCGCGATATGTCCAGCCCATCTCCTTCATGATTCGGAAGCGCCGCCATCTCGCCGCATCTTCACCGTCCAGCGGCACCCCCACCGTCAGAGATTCAAATAGGGCTAGGTGGAGCCCTTCCCTGAGTTTTTTGACCACTCTCCGGCCGCACTATTCAGTTCGTCGATCCTCTGAAGTAGCGGTTCCCTGTATTTGCGCCTGAGCCGTGAGATATTCTCACGGTTGACAGTCACAGGCTTACCGTCCTCTTGGAAAGACCAGCCGGTAATCATGCGCTCCATCAGCGCGAGCTTGCCGAGGTCAACCGATACGTCAGCCGTGCCGCTTCTGTCTGTCCTGAGTCCTTTGCCCACCATCTGATTAAGGACATAATCCTGATCAGCCTGGGTAAGCTCCTGTTTAACGTCGACCCATTGACTATCCGGGTACTCGACCCGGACAGTCTCATCACCTATGAAGAAATTGCCCATATTCCTCCTTTCGTACACCTCTAATAGGTACCAATCGTCAAAGCACCATCAAGCACGCAGTCAATGGTGAACGTTACTAGCTCCGTGGTCTTGACAGGCAGAGATACTTTCTTGATCCAGCATTCACCGCTGATTTTGGCATAGCCAGAAGTCGATCCGGCGGGGCCAAAGACAAAGCTCCGGCTCACGGTGTCCGACATAAAATCCTTAGTGATTGTCCAAGCGCTCGAAGCGGCGTCATCGAACACACACTCCAGGCTGAAGTCCCCTTTCTGCAAAGCCGGATAGTATTTATAGCCGGTTGCCCCGCCTGTGGTCACGTCTGCCAGTTCAATTTCACCCGGGAGACCGCTCACGCCCTTGACATATGACGATATATCAACGGCCCCAGCCCCGCCCTGGTTGTCCAACGTGAATTGAAGACTTTTGCCCGTGGTTTTCCCTGAAAGAGTCATGTTGGCTTACCTCCTGAATTTGGATAACAAAAAGGGCGCATACGATGCGCCCGCTTGACCGAAGACCTAGCCAGTGCTAGAATACCCCTACTATCTATTGGAGGTGGCTATGCTGAAAATATCTATTTCCGTGATGACCTTGATCCTGTTAGCTCTGGGTACGATATCTTGTGGAGGCGGTAGCGACGCGAGCACCGCGACCGCTGAAGACACAGCCGAGATTAAGAGCGCCATTCGATCATTCTTCAGCGCCATGAATTCCTACGATCATGAGGCCGTACAATCCATGCTGGCCCCAGATGGAGCCGCTTGGATGGCCACGCTCGCTTACAGCGAATCGATGAAACTCAACATGTCCGTTGACGATATTGGCGAGCCCCGAATCAACGGCGATCATTGCACGGTTTCCGTCACTACGACTGTCAAATCCGGTGCCGGCATGACTCCCGAAAATCCGACCAGCACAGAGGATATGCTTTTAGCCAAAGTCGCTGGCAAGTGGCTCATGTCTGATGATTAGAGCCGCTTCAGGGCCACCAGGAACGAGCAGGAGTATGTGGGCGTTCCCCCGAACGTCCACGTAGCCCTGGTGTATCTCTCAATCGCCCCGCTGTGAGTCTTGCGCTCCGCTCCCTGCGTGAGTACAGAGCCATCAAGGGCCGTAAAGGATATAAAATCGGCCCACGCGTCTGTCCCGCCATTATCCGAAGACTCCTGAATCGTGATCGTCAGTGTGTCATTCGCACCGAGGCCCCAGTATTGCATGTAGCCTACAGCGCCATTTGACGTGCTAGCCGCATTGTCGATAGATGAGCTTTGCGACGTGCTGGTTTTCGTGGCCGCTTCCTGCACCATAATGCACTCATCCCAAGGGAGATCATCGGCCACCAAGTCAGCGGTTACTTTGTTGAGGTCCGTCACCACGGCCTTGTATTCCATTTTCTGGAGTCTGGCCGCATTGCAAGCCAGAGCATAATCACCCTGAGCCGTGCCGAATGGGATGATCACCTGATAGCCGGTTGTCGCGCTTCTGAGAGCTTCCAGAACCGCCGTGTAGTTGTCATCGAATATGCCGTCAATGCTCAGAGTGTCCTTGCCCATGCCCGGGAAGTAGTGAAATCCCGCTACTCCGTCCATCACGGCATACTGGTGCATGTCTCTCTCTCTGGTGGGATTCACGCCAGCCGCCAGAGCGGAGATATCATAGCCAGCGATATAGAGTCTCGCGTCTTTGCCGATGAGTTTAGCCATTCATTCGCTCCTACGTGGTGACTTTGCAATGGAACCGCCCGCCCTGATAGGTTTCACCGTTGACGGTTATCCCGCCTCGGACCTTCTCCCACCTGAGCCCGATAATCGTGTCTGCATGGGTTGAAAGCGTTGCCGCTTCAATTGCTGCCGGGATGGACTTGGTCCCCGACTTCTCGATGTATTCATCAATCGTTGACTGGGCCGCCTCTATCCCATTCGCTCGACTCGCCAGTAGCACTATCTCAACGGTCAAGACGGTATCCCCGCCAGCGTCCAGATGATAGGCCGTGTCGATGATATCCACATAAGCCGCCGGAAGCTCGTTGATCGCATTAGGTGCAAAGTCAAAGGCTTTCAACCCGCTTATAGTGGCCAGGGCCGTTTCCAGTGCTGTTCTGATACCTGCAATAGTCATTGGTTGAAAGCTCCCTCAACAGATTCGATCACCCTTTGAGTAA